TGTACTAGCGAAACTTCCATTAATCGCGCCGCGCTTACGCGGTACACGCCGTTACTGTTTTTTCCTTTAATAACTTCAACTCCTACGCTCAACCGGCTGGTATTTTAAAAAATAATGGTGCTGATATGGGAGAAAAAGAAGTTGCTGGATTATTAGCAGCTTGGCGATCAGCTAGAGCAAGTCGGTCAACTGCTTATTTAACTGCAAGTCTTGAGTACCAACCAACTTCGTTTTCACCTAAGGACATGTTATACGTTGACGCGTTGCAAAACATGTCAACACAAATTGCAAGACTTTGCAATGTTCCTGCTTATTATATTTCAGCTGACACCGGCAACAATTCTATGACTTATGCCAATGTCCAAGACGAAAGACGTCAATTTGTTGCATTATCTTTACAACCTTACATTTCTGCTTTAGAAAGTCGTTTTAGTATGGACGATTTAACACCTAATACACAATTTGTTGCGTTTGACATGGATTCCGGATTTTTAAGAGCTAATCCATTAGAGCGTTTAGCAGTAATTGAAAAAATGTTAGCACTTAATCTAATAACCGTTGAACAAGCTAGAGAAATGGAAGAACTAAGCCCAAATGGAAATAATTAATTTTAGTGCAGATTTAGAGGCTTCAGAATCTCGTAGAATTATTGCGGGAAAAATTGCGCCTTATGGCGACGAGATTGGGAATACTTCAGTTGGAAAAGTAATTTTTGAAGCAGGTTCTATTTCAATTGATGACCCAAAAAATGTTAAATTACTTTTAGAACATGACCCAAAAATGCCAATTGGTCGCATGAAAAACGTAACCGAGGATTCAAGCGGAATTTATGCTGAGTTTAAGGTTAGTAATACGACTAGGGGTACAGATAGCCTCATTGAGGCAAGTGAATCACTACGTTCCGGTTTGAGTGTAGGAGTTGAAGTTATTAAAGGAAAAAACAGTAACGGCGTGTACCGCGTAAGCGCGGCGCGATTAATGGAAGTTTCGCTAGTACAGGCAGCCGCATTTAAATCTGCTGAAGTAACTAGCGTTGCTGCGTCTGAAAATACAGAGGCAGTTTCAACCGAAACCAAAACAGAAAAAGAGGAAATTGTGGAAAACACAACTACTGAAACTGTTGCGACCGAGGTAGTAGAAACCCCAGCGGTTGAAGCTTCTCGCCCAACAATTGCAGCACCAATTTACACCCGTCCTCGTCTTGAGTTCACTAAGGAAAAATTCCTAGAGAACACATTACGGGCACAATATCTAAATGATGATTCAGCTCGCCAATACTTAAGCGCAGCCGCAGACACAACTGACAACGCAGGTTTAATTCCTACTCGTCAATTGACAGAGGTAATTAACCCACTTAGCAACGCAGACAGACCGTTTATTGATTCCATTACGACTGGTGCGCTTCCTGACGCTGGCATGACTTTTGAGATTCCAAAATTAACTCAAGTACCAACAGTTGCAGAAACAGCTGAAGGTGCAGCACCTTCAAATACTGACCAAAACGTTTCCTTCTTGAGCGTAAACGTCAAAAAATATGCAGGTCAACAGCAATTTTCAGTTGAGCTATTAGATCGCAGCTCACCTGCATTTTTCTCTGAGTTAGTTCGTCAAATGGAGTTTGCTTACGCAGCTGCAACAGACGCAGCAGTTGGCGCGACACTTTCAGCAGTTGCAACAGATGGCGGAAACCGCACAATGTCAGCAGCTAACATTCAGGACTTTATTGCAGACGCAGCTGTTTCTGTTTACTCAGGAACATTAGGATTTGCAGAAAACATTGTTGTATCACCTGAGCAATGGGGCGCATTAATGGGATTGGTTGACGGTTCAAACCGTGCTGTTTTCACACAAACAATTAATCCTCAGAACGCTTCAGGAAATCTAACACCTACAAATATCCGCGGTAACATTGGTGGTTTAAACCTTCGCGTTTCTCGTTACCTTGGTGGAACTGGCGACGGTTCAATTATTGTAGTAAATCCTCAATCCTTCACATGGTTTGAGTCAACAAAATATCGTTTGGAAACTAATGTAATTTCAAGCGGTCAAATTTCAGTTGCTTATTATGGCTATGGCGCAATTGCTAATAAGGTAAACGCCGGCGCATATAAGTGGATGGTTGCATAAACTTCCTTATATAGGAATCAGATGTAAAGGGGCGTTGGAAGCCTTCGCCCCTTTACTTTAAGAAAGGACAGACATGGCAGCAACATATTGCACCGAAGCCGAACTTAGAGCCAATTTACAATTGGGTACTTTGTATACTTCAGCAACCGTTGAAGAAGTCTGTCAAGCTGGGGAAAATATTATTAAATCTTATTTATGGTTTAATAATTACAACATTGTGGCGCAAGAATCAAAAACTACAGTTCTTGGAACTGTTTACTTTGATCGCGTGCATAATTTATTAGTTGGACAAACAGCGGTAATTGAAAATTGTGGCGCAAAATATAACGGTTCTAAAACTATAACAGCAGTAACGGATTATTCTATTAGCTTCGCAATTGTTAACGGCACAGTTGAAGCAAAACACCCTGTTGTTCCTTACGGAACAGCGGCAGCAACAACCCATATTGATTACGCCACTACACCTGAAGTTAGATTAGCTACACTTATGGTTTGCACCGAAATATGGCAGGCAAAACAAGCTGCTAATGGCGGCGCGTTAGACCCTAATTTTCAACCTTCACCTTTCAAAATGGGTTCAACATTAATTGCAAAAGTACGAGGCTTACTTGCGAACCACTTAGCCCCTAATGGACTAATAGGCTAATGACAGTTGCCGTTACAACTCTCAGAGCTTCCATTAAAAGCGCGCTAAGTAACGCGGGGGTGTGGGACACGTTCTCTTATGTGCCAGCCACACCTACCGCCAATAGCGTTGTTCTCAGGTATGCAGACCCAATGCTTGAGCCAAGCAACAATCAATATAACGTTGGTGCAAAAGCAAACTTTACAATTACTTGCATAGTGCCAATGTTGGATAATCAAGCGTCTTTAATTGCATTAGAGGAAATGGTTTGCGCAGTATTTTTAAAACTTAGCGCGTCAACTATTAAATTTAATGTTGAAAGCGTTTCTGCGCCTTCGGTATTGCAGGAAGCTCAAGAGATGATGGTCGCCACAATCAATATAAGCACACTAACAACTTGGAGTTAAACAATGACACTTACAGATGAGGACATTGCCTTTCTTAAAAAGATCGGTCAAGTAGTACCGCAAGACAAGCCAAAACCAACAATCACCAAGAAAGACGAGGAATAACTAAATGGGAACTTTTTTAAATAACAAGGTTGGATTTAAAGTTAACTCAGTTAACCTATCCGATCACGTTACTGCTTTCACTTTAAACCGCGTATTAGATCAAATTGAGATCAGCGCAATGGGTGATACAGCTCACAAATTTACGACTGGGTTGGCAGCTGACACAATTACCGTTTCATTTTTAAATGATAACGCTGCTTCAGGCGCAGGTTCAGTAAGAGCTACACTTCAAGCCGCTTTTGGAACAACAGTTGCTTTTGAAGCAATCCAAGATAGTTCTAGCGCGGTATCAACAACAAACCCAATTTATACCGGTACAATTCTTGTTGACAACTTAACCGATATCAATGGTGCGGTTGCTGACATTGGTACTATGGACGTTACCTTTACTTGCAACAGCAAGACAGCATACGCAACAACTGGTACTTGGTCATAACAGAGGACTAAAAAATGATTAAACTTAAAATAACCAAGGCTTCAGGTGACGTTTCAGAATACGAAATTACACCTGTTATTGAGTTCGCGTTTGAAAACCATTTTAAAAGCGGCTTTCATAAGTATTTCCGAGATGAGGAAAAACAAAGCGCGGTTTATTGGTTGGCTTGGGAAGCTGAAAGGCGCAATGGCGTAACTGTTGTGCCTTTTGGCGATAAGTATTTAGAGCAACTTGCAAAAGTTGAGATTCTAGACTCTGACTCCCCAAATGGATAACGCGGGATTCCTTTCACTACCTTGTTGCTAGGTTAGCAATTACAACAGGACTTCCGCACCAAACATTTATTGATATGGACAGAGATTTGTTAAAGGCGACTTTAGCGGTTCTCAAAGACGACGCAAAGGCTAGGGAAAATGCCAGCAGAGGTAAAAGGTTTAATTGAGTTTAAAAAAGCTCTCAATGATTACGACCCTGCCCTAGCTGCACAATTAGACGATCAAATGGCTATTGCTCTTGGCGGCATAGTTAAAAAAGCTCAAAGTTACGTCCCCAGCAATTCACCTTTAAGCGGTTGGAATTACAGACGGCGATCTGAATTTTATTTTGACGCTCAGGGTAACAAATTGAGAAAATTTCCTTTGTATAATTCTGCAATTGTTTCTAAAGAGATTAAATATAGTTCAACCCCACGCAGAACAAATAAACGCGGATTTAAAGCTGTTTATTACATAATTAATAAATCAGCCGCAGGTGCTATTTATGAAACAGCTGGTAGAAAAAATCCCGCAGGTCAGTCTTGGGTTGGTCGCAAAGGCGACCCACGTCAAAAAGATATTAGTCACTCAAATAATCCTCAAGCCGGTGCTGATTTTATTCAAGCAATGGGTGAATTAAAGCAAGGCAACATTGAAAGTTCTACAAAACGCGGTCGCTATATGAAAGGTCGGTTAATCTTTCGGGCTTGGGCTGAGGACGGCGGCAAAGCAAACGCAGCCGCTTTAACTGCTATTTACAACGCTAACGAGCAATTTAAAAAGAAACAATACTTTAAGAAGGTTACCCAATGAGCATAGTAATTGATATTGCCGCGCAGTTTACGGGCAAGAAAGCCTTTACTCAGGCTGAGAACGCAGCCGATAAATTGGCTAGAAACGTTAAACATGCTCTCATTGGTGTCGGTGTTACAGCTTTTGCTAAGTCAGCCAGTAGTGCTTTCGCAGCTCAGGAAAACCAATTAGCGGTATGCAAAAGCGCTTTACGCAGCATGGG